ATCACATCGCTGAAGTTACTTTCAACAATCATAGAAATGGACGATGCAAATGCCCCGTAGTCGAGTAGATGAAATCCTCGAAGAACGCTTAGATGAGTACGGCGACGCGTTTATTGAGTTCACTGCTATTGGTCGCGTATGGGCTGGATTCTTAAAACTTGAGGACGATATTCCTGCGTATCAAGTTGCGTTGATGATGGATGCACTTAAGTCCGTTCGTCTTTTCTACAACCCTTACAAAAATGATTCGTGGCTCGATAAAGAGGGTTACACGAAACACGGTAAAGACATAATGGGGATCGAATGAGCCTCAGCGACCGACTAAAAAATATCCCCGAGCCGGAATCGCAAGATGTTAATGAACTTCGCAGAGCCCTTTTAAGATCTCAGAAAACTATTGCTGATCTTAAAAGAAACAAAGAAGACTTTACGCAAGCCGTAGTTAATGCCGCCCATGATGCGATGTTGTCACATGGGCCGGTTTTGCCCGTTCCAACTCCTATTAAAGATTCTCGAAAGAAACGAGGAGAGGTTGCCCTTCTACATTCGACTGACTGGCAATTAGGCAAGCAAACTCTCACATATAACACTAAAGAGTGCGAGCGCCTTGTAAAGCAATCAGTTGAAAAAACAATCCGGATTGCAGACATTCAGCGAGCAGATCATCCGGTCAAAGAGATTGTCCTCATGCTTGGCGGAGATATTGTTGAAAATACAACAATCTTCCCTGCGCAAGTTTATGAAGTTGACTCAGACATCATGACTCAATTTGTTGAGGCTTCGCGTATTTTGATCGACATAGTTCGCACACTTCTTGCTAATTTTGAGAAAGTTACAGTTATTTGCGAACCGGGCAACCACGGTCGCATTGGAAAGTTTGGCGAATTGCCTAAAGATATTAACTGGGACAAATTGACTTATATGTTCGCAGGGCAAGCACTTAGAGATGAGAAGCGCCTTACTTGGCAAATGACCAAGGAGGACATTCAGCGCGTGACTATTGGAAACTATAAAGCGTTGCTCATTCATGGAGACGAAATCCGTTGGGGAACCGCATCAACAATCGTGCGTTTTGCCGATCGTTGGAAATCCGGCGCGTATAAGTTCTTCGATGAAGTTGATGAGATCACTAAGGGATTTGATTTTCGCGACCTCTATATCGGTCATTACCATCAGCATCAGTCGTGGAATATGGCCAACGGCGAAGGATCTGTGTTTATGTCCGGAGCAGTTGAGACTGGCAACAGATACGCTCGTGATCTTCTTGCCGCAAATGGCGAAGCCTCTCAGCGCTTGCACTTCGTTGATCCTGAGAAGGGTCGCGTAACTTCCGAATACCGGTTGTGGCTTGAGTAATGACTACCCTCGTAGGAATTCAAGGCGACGGCTGGTGCGTATTAGGAGCCGACTCAAAGGCAAGTGATACAAACGGTGAATTCATTTATGTCCGAGATCCTAAGATTTTCCAAAACGGACCGACTTTTATTGCCGGTTCAGGTGCCGTTCGCGGATTGAATATCCTCGAACATGGATGGACTGCGCCTCGATTCCGTGGATCGCCGGAAAGTTATATGACTCGACTCTTCATTCCATCCCTTCGCCGGAAATTATTAGACGCCGGATCTGAGTGGAAAAAAGAAGATGAAACAGTCCGCCTCGATAACAATTTGTTAGTTGCCGTCCGAGGGCAGATATTCAAGGTTTCAGATGATTATTCGTGGGAAACATCGACAAGCAAACTTTACAGGGCTGGATCCGGCGGAGATTATGCTCTCGGAGCGCTCAAGGCTCTAGGCGCGGAGGATGTGGAATTCCCTGAAGTTGCGGCAGTTTTGGTTAGAAAAGCGATCGAAGCGGCCATCCAATGCGACAATTTCTCGGGCGGAAATATAGACATTTTCACCCAATTCGTCTAATCCTCTTCGGCGGATGATTCATCCCCGAGGTCGATAAAATTGACTTGTGTGATGTCTAGATCCTGATTTTTGGCCGCCATAAGCCCCGTTACAAAGAGTGTAGAGGCGCGGTTAACAATATCGTCGATCTGATCGGGATACTTCAATTCAGCCTCAACCATGACGGCAAGGCTCCACAGGGAGATTTGGACTCGGATCATGGCTCAATCCTCGCATAAATCCCCGCGCCGCGCCGACGGGCAGAAATGGGCAGGATCTTCCCTTTTCGTAATTTATGGGCTACTGTTCCTTTTAACAGATCCGAGAGAACGGATCCCAACAGAAAGGCAACAAAATGTTCAAGGCAAGCGTAGGACTTACAGCGGAAGAACTTGATCTTATTATCCGTGCACTCAATGTTCAATCTGAAAGCAAAGCAACAAGCGAAGAAAAGCGCGAGTTCATTCTAAACCTTAGCCAAATGCTATGCGGTGAATTGGATACCAATCTTCGCATTAACGGAAAATATATTCAGCGCGCTGAAATGGGTGCATCTTTACAAGTTTGCGATCGTCCTGAGTGCTTAGACTCTCAGGCTAAGAATTGGAATTCCATCGCCAACACACAAGGAACTCCCCGCCCAACCCGTGAGGGATTTTGCTCATGGTGCTGGTCTGAGATTAAGGTAAGTGCATAACATGACTCACACAAAACGCGAAGGTCAAAAAGCATTTAAGTATCTAATGCAGTGGCGCGAACTCGGAGTGCCTGATCTCATTACAAAGTTTGAGGCTTATCAACTCACCGATGGATTGGTCGGAGTTCCTTATAGCCATGCAAAACAATTTTACGGGATGCGATTGGTCGATGTCGCTATCGAGTACGCAAAGAAAACAACCAAGAAAACCAAACTAGAAAAGGAAGGCAAATAAATGGCGGGTCGCTTCAACCTCGAGGATTACGACACAGTCGAATCTCGAATCAAAAAGTTTTGGGAGCAGTTCCCAAACGGGCGAATTCATACCCAGATTATGCACAACGACGATTCTCGATTCATTGTTCAGGCTTGGATCTACACCGATCGAGAAGATCAGCGCTCCGTGACTAGCGGAATGGCTGAGGAGATTGTTGGCTCTTCAATGGTCACCAAGACTTCCGCTCTCGAAGTATGCGAAACCTCAGCGATTGGCCGCGCACTCGCCAACTTTATCTTCTCCGGCAATAAGCGCCCATCACGCGAAGAGATGGAAAAGGTTGAGCGCTATGAAAAGAATCCTCGAAAGAATCTTTACGCGGTTCGCACATTAACTCCGGAGGAATTGGACAAACTTGAGATTGTTCTGGATGAGATCTACAAAACCAACGAAGTTTCCCGACTTCGTGAAATATGGGCAGAACAGAAGGATTTTTTAGACTTCTCGATCAAAGGCACAACGCTAAAGGACGCGCTCAATCGAAGAGTTCAGGAGTTGGCAGGATGACGACACAACGCACCTCAATAGAGGCAAGGGAGAAGATCGAGCCGAAAGTTGGATCACTTCGCCGCAAAGTCTATGAACTTTTCATCAACCGAGGACTCACCGGCTTAACTGATAATGAGATCGAGAAGTATCTCCACTTAGATGGCAATACAGTACGACCGATTCGCGGATCCCTCGTAACAGATGGCTTCGTAATAGATAGCGGCACAACTAGAGATAACGAAAAAGGCAACCGGTGCATCGTATGGCGATACGCCGAGAATGGGATGATGTTATGAAACTGTTTTGCAAAACTAAACAACACTGGGAAATCAACAACGGCAAGTTAATCCTCGGAGCAAAAACTGACGAGTTCCTCGCTCAGCAACTTGCAAAGATGACGGCTCGCCTTGAGGCAGAGATCCGCCTCGATATTTACGATCAGATCTGCGCTCTCGATTTCACTAATAATCGAAAAGTGATCGTCAAAGCGGGTATCGAGAATGTCGCTCTGCAAGTGCAGGATATTTGCGCTCAGATTGCGTTAGGTGAGAAAAAGTGAGCGTAGTCACCCCTGTGCAAGTTGAAACCCGCCTCAAGGATCTCAGCAAGTTAATCGACGAGGCGCACAACGATCTCGTAGATGCTGAAGCCGCTTATCATCAACACAAGGCATATTACGAAGTTGCGATGGCTACTTCCCGCATGGGGTTAGCGCAAATATCTTCACCTACTGGTAGGAATTACACGGTGCAGGAGCGCGAAGATATTGCACTCCTTGATAACAAAGATTCTCACATGGCGCTTGCCGAATCTGAAGCGACCGTCAAGGCTAATCGGGCAAATGTGGCTCGCCTTAGAGTTCAGGTAGATATTGCTCGCTCGATCGGAACTTCGGTTCGCACAGGATTTGATGCTTCGTGAGCGATATTAAGAAAATGTTGGTTGGAGCGCTGGCCGGACATGATGCTCAGCGCGACAGATCTTTACAAATCGACATCGGTCCGTCAGCCGTTGGCGATTGTAAGCGGCGCGTGTTTATGAATATCACGCAGGCCCCGAAGGTAAATCCAACGGATAAATTACCCGCGATACTCGGGACATTTATTCACGCCGGAATTGCCGAAGCGATCAAGCGAGAAGATCCGTTCGGGGATAACTTTATGATCGAGCAGGAGTTCGCAATCGAAGGGTTGCGGGGCCATGTCGATCTCTACATTAAAGATAAACAACAGATCGTGGACTGGAAAACAACAAAGAAAAAGTCCCTTCGCTACTTTCCTTCGCTCCAACAAAGGATGCAGGTTCAACTTTATGGCTATCTTGTAAGTGAGAATGGCTATCCGGTAGAAACAGTCACCCTTGTAGCAGTGGCGCGTGATGGCGAATCCGAAGATGTTCGAGAACACACCGAGCCTTATGATCCCGAGATGGCTCAGCAAGGCTTGGCGTGGATTGCCAATCTTCAAGAAATGGCGGCGAACGGCGAAGTTCCGGAACCTGAAAAAGATGTTTATTTTTGCCGCTCTTATTGTGATTATTACGATGCGACAGGAGTAAACGGTTGCTCATCAAAATAACAATCTCCGAAGCGGTCAGCCGATACGGAGTCACGCAACGGACAATTCACAGGTGGATTAAAAAGTACGAGATCCACCAATTTGCGGACGGAACTTATGATCGCGATCAACTTGATGCCCTTGTTGATAATTATGAAAATCCGACCTACATGGATGTCGATTGGGATCGAGCCGCTTGCAAGGATTTGCCGACAAACTTTTTCTACAAGATCGAGGATCGAGGCGTATCAAAGTTGATCGACATAGATGTTTTCCGCTTCACCTGCGCTCCTTGCCCAATTTGGAGTCAATGCTTAAAGTACGCCACCAATCAAGAACAATACGGAGTTTGGGGCGGAATGACTAACGACGAAAGGCAATCTCTATTGAGCCACAACAAATCATCGGTTCGCGACAAAGTCATAAAAGATTTTGAGCGATACGGGATAACTAAACAAATGATTATGCAGTCAGTCGGGAGGGAGTAAATGAATTCCCTGCCTTATATGCAACTGTATGTGAACGATTATCTTGCTGATACCGCCCATCTCAACGCCGTTCAGCATGGCGCGTATATGTTACTACTGATGAATTACTGGCAACAGGGCAAGCCGCTCAACAATAGCCGCGAACGCCTAGCCACAGTTGCTCGAATGACTCCGGAGGAATGGGAAGACAATCGAGAGATTCTGGCGGAGTTTTTCTGGATTGACGGAGATATTTGGACTCATGCAAGAGTTGAGAATGATCTGGCGAAAGTTCGAGAGAAATCAGAGAAGGCCTCAACAAGCGCTCGTAGTGCGTTCGTTAAGCGTTCGCTAAGCGATCGCAGTGCGAATGTTGAGCAAACGCTTGTATATACAGATACAGATACAGATACAAAAAAAGATATATACAGTGAAGATTTCGAGAAGTTTTGGGCGGTCTATCCGATCAAGGTTGGAAAAGGCTCAGCGATGAAGGCGTGGGTCAAGGCGATCAAGAAAACAACGGTTGAGGTGATCGTCGAAGGCGCTGATCGCTATGCTCGAGATCCGAATCGGGATCCGGCCTTTACTGCTCATCCTTCGACTTGGCTCAATGGCGACCGATGGCTTGACTCCCCGTTACCCCTTAAAAAGCCACAGGGTGGCTTCAGGGAGCCGATCACGACCCCAACCATAGTCCCGCCTAGATTCTCCGAAGAGGATCGGGTAGAAGGGGCTCCAATGCCCGAATCGGTCAGGGCATTTCTTGACCAAGTTCGCCGTAATTCGTAAGTAATCTGTTACTATTATCGTAAGCATTACGAACCGAGAGGGGAAGTTATGACTATCGTTACACCGGACAAAGTTCAATTTGGCGACCGCGTTTTTCATAATGGGGAAGCGATGATCGTCAAGGATATCGAGGGGCCGGATCACACTGGCACTTACGATCTTTATTTGACCGATGGCACCAAGGTAGTTCATTCTGTGGTCACAGATCACATCGCGTTGCTCGGCTAGAATTAGCCGGATGATCTCCTTTTCCTGCGATGGCACTCCTGTGCCACAGGGCTCGATGAAGGTGATCAACGGCCATGTTCTGCACTCTCAGGGCTCAGCCCTTGCCGTGTGGCGCTCCACAGTGGCTCTTTCGGCTCGATTTGCCGGAGCCAAGCCTGTTGAGGGCGGGATCGGGATTGAGATCATTTTCCGAGTCCGGAGGCCTAAAACAGTGAAAAGGGAGTTCCCGACTGTGGCTCCCGACCTCGATAAATACATCCGTGGCGTTCTTGATGCGCTTACGGGGATCTGTTATGCGGACGATTCGCAAGTAATAGACATAAAAGCCGTAAAAGTCTATTCTGATGAGGCAGGCGCGGACATAAAAATTTTCCAAAAATAACGCCAAATTGACCCCTAGACCGTAATTTATGGGCTACAGTTCTTCTTAACAGGGCATCAGCCCCCAAACAGGAAGAAGGCAAGCAAATGGCAACAAGTATCTCAACAACAGATACCGCGAAGATGATCCGCAAGGCTCTCAAAAATTCTTTCCCTTCAACTAAGTTTTCGGTTCGCTCTCACTCATATTCAGGCGGATCCTCGATCCACATTTCATGGATTGACGGACCAATGGAAAGCGAAGTAGATGCAATCTCAAAGTTTTACCAAGGCGCATCATTTGACGGAATGACCGACATGAAGGATTACCACAACTCGCTCATTATCCTTGAGGGCGACGATCTTCCAACAGAGGTTCATTTTGGAGCGGATTTTGTTTTCACGAACCGCGAAGTTTCAAAGGAATACAAAGCCAATCTCATCGCAAAGTTTGAAGAGATCTCAGGCAAAGAATACAACGACAATGAAACTTACGAATTAGCCGAAACTGGACTTTATGCCTTCGGATCGTTTTTCGGTATGCCTCGAATGTATGGATGCCAAATCGTAAGCCGTATGTCCTACATCTTCCCTGCTCAGGAAAAGGCGGTGGCATAACATGATCACAATGAAAGAAATTTTAGAAAATCTTAATCATCAACTTTCATTAAATTGGAACGATGAAATCGCAAAGGCGCGGGATTTAGTGGAAAAGGCAGGGGCATAACATGAAGTACGAGTGCTTCAACTGCGGCAAGAAATTTGCAAAGCAATACCAATTGTTTCTCCACTATGACTTCCACAAGGGCGAGCCAATCGTAAGCGCGGCCGGATGCACTTGCGGCAAAGATTACGACATTCGCTCAGGCACTTGCTTGAATTGCGGAACAACACACTCAACAGGATGGGCGGTAAAAGCATGAGAATTACTAGCAACGATTTTGATCACTTAACAGTCAATTCGACTAACTGGAAATCAACGGCGAGCGCATGGAGAGAGCAAGAAGGCCGCTTCGAGGATGTTGATTTCGCTCAACCAGACACGGAAGTCGATTACTCCTTCGAGCGCGCTTACTGGGCTCAGGATTATCCGGCGGTATTATTCATTAAAGCATTTCTTGAATCGCTTGGCCATGAGTATCGGATTTATTGGGATACCGCTGACGATAGTTACATGATCACAACAAACTATGGAGGGATCCTTCAATGATTGAGATCATCGGATTAGGGCTGGCGACAGTTACCGCACTTTTCTGCATTATCTTGTGGCTTGAGCAGACTCCCGATTGGGATGAGGATGTGACCTTATGAATTGCATTTGGTGCGGAACTAAGGGCGGATTTGTGAACCGCTTGATAATTAACCTCGTCGGAGATGATGAGGCGATCTACGAGTGCGAATGGTGCTCGCTAAAAATAAGCGTTGACCTACTAAAAAAAGGAGTTGATTGGGATGATTAAGAAGATGGATCGTAAATATGTAATTCGCCGCCGGGTGGTATTCGGAACGCTGGCGATCGTTGCCTTGATCGGCGCGTACTTTATCGTCAATCACATTTGGTGGACAGGCTCAGGCTACTGTTGGGGCGACATGATCAAGTGCGAAGGCGGTCTCTAATGCGATACGATGAAATGATGAACATTCCAACTTGCGGAAATAAATGCGGCAAGTTGACGAAATCAACGCCGGTTCTTGTTGCGGTGTATTACGCGCAGTACGACTATGACGACTCAGACCAGTTCACCTGTGGTTGGTGTTCAAACAACGATCTATGGACAATTCCTGAGATGATGTTTAACGAAGAAGAAAATTACTTTGTGACCCCTTGTTGTCATACTGAGGCAATTACTTCGCTAGTACCTGAAAACCCTAGAGAAGATCACGATCAAGCGCGGGAAGATTACGAGTCTTTCGTATGGGCGGTAACGGGTCGATGACACACGATGAATTGCTGGCAAGTATAAACAACTTTACAGTTGTTGACGGTATCTTTATGAAAGATGCCCTTCGTGCTGTATTGGAATTGCATAAGCCGATTGAAGGGAAATGTAATGCTTGCGAACAATGGACAAACGAAGGTGCTTATCAACTTCCTTATCCCTGCCCAACCATTCAAGCCATTGAGAAGGAGTTACAGTAATGGGATACGACACAAGAGATCACGATCATACAATTCCAATCGTATTAAGCATTATCGCCATAATTTTTAATATCGTTACGATTCTCACTTCAACAAGAGGTCACTAATGCCCGTATATGAGTACAAGTGCGATGGATGTTTTAGGATCTATGAGGTTAGCGCCTCAATCCATGCCACGCCCGAATTACCCGAATGTTGCGGAAAGATGGAGCGGATCTTCTCGTCCTTCGGCGTTTCCTTCAAAGGCGACGGATGGGGCGGAAGTAAATAGCCGCTAAACTTAGACAGTCCGCTATCTCCCGAAAGGATGTACGAAAATGGATGATACAAAAGTAAGCCGCCACAAATGTGGTGAATGGATTTACGAGGGTAACGCCTGCCAAGTCTGCACGAATCGGGGTAAGGTCGCCCGATAAGGGCTAAAGGAAAGATCCTTTTAGTAGCCATCTTGGTGGGATCTTTTCAAACGGTTGTAGCGCAGGCGGCAAACGCTCCGCGTGAAAGCCTCTCGTTTCTCATGCACCCAAAACTTTACGCTCACATGAAAGTGCCAAGCATGGGTCAATTCGTGTGCCTCGATAAATTGTGGACACAGGAGTCGCACTGGAACGCTAAAGCCTTGAACAAATCCTCCGGTGCGTTCGGTATCGCTCAATTCCTGCCGACCACATGGGGTAATTACAAGTTCGAATACAAGCCTAAAAGCCCAATGACTCAGATCGACTACGGCCTGCACTATATTAAGGTCCGTTACGGCTCTCCCTGCGCCGCATGGAGGCACGAGATGAGATACGGCTGGTACTAGGTGGATCAAAAAATCGTTGCGCTTGTAGAGGCAAGGGCGGGGTATTACTGCGAAACCTGCGGTGGCCCTGCCCTTGAGTCTATGGCGCTCCACCACAGAAAATTAAAGTCCCGAGGCGGCAAGGATTCCGTTTCTAATTTGATCCGCGTTCACCATGAGTGCCATAACCTCGGGACTAATTCAATTCATAAGAACCCATCTATCGCAACGGATAAAGGGTGGATGGTCAGTAGTTGGGCAGATCCGGAGGCCGAGCCATTTCTGCAACCTGATGGCAAGTGGGTAATCTTGAAAAATGACGGAAGCGTTCAAGTAATGTAATGTAAGCGATCCAACAGGAAAGGCAATTAAATGAATCAGATCATTATCGAAGGCAATCTCGGGTCAGATCCGGAAATTAAAATGCTCAAGGACGAAGTGCTTGCATCGTTCTCGTTAGCCCATACGCCGCGCAAGAAGGTCAATGGCCAGTATGAAGATGGCGAAACAATTTGGTTCCGAGTTACTTTTTGGAATAGCAAGTCAGATGCAGTGATCGAGAATCTCCAAAAAGGAGATCGCATCGCAGTCGTTGGCCGATTGGCACAATCAACTTATACGACAAAAGATGGCGAGAAAAAAATCTCACTTGAAATTTCTGGAACAGATTTTTATCTAAAGGCGCGCACAAAGCCTAAGGAATCATCATTTACTCAGGTTGAGGAAATGCCATCATGGTAGATGAACTCTGGAACTCGCAACAGGTTGTCGATCACTTACAGATTACGATCAACAATCTTCGTCAGTTGCAATTTCGTAAAACTATTGCATGGGTGAAAAAAGAAGGAAAATCTGTTTTCTATCGCGCTGAAGATATCAAGGCGTATAGGGAAAAACGCGAGGCCCGCAAACGGTAATATGATCCCCATGATTATCGACAAGGAAGTGATCACGCTCGCCGATATAGACGAAGCGATCGCCCATCTTGCCGTTATGCTCAAGGATCGGTACGGAAATAGGCTCACCCATCAGCGGAAGGCGTTCCTGATGGGCGAGATGGATTCATTACTTGACGCTAGATTAGAGGCAGTAAATAATGGAATTGGAAACGGTAGCAATCGGGGGCCTGACTCTCGATCCACAGAACGCTCGGAAACATTCGAGCCGTAATCTTGCCGCGATTAAGGCCAGCCTCGAAAAGTTTGGCCAGCGCAAACCTCTCGTTGTTCATAATGGCGTAGTAATTGCTGGCAACGGAACGCTTGAAGCCGCTCGATCTCTCGGATGGAAAGAGATCGCAGTAAGCGTATGTCCTGATGATTGGGATTCCGAGACCGCCAAGGCTTATGCGCTCGCAGATAATCGCTCCGCTGAATTAGCCGAATGGGATGAGATCGCGCTATCTAACCAACTTGTTGATCTTGAGGATCTTGGTTGGGATATTGAAGGCCTAGGATTTGAGAAGGTCGCTAAAGCCTCCGCCGATGACTGGTCAGATGCGTTTGATAAGACCACTAAAGAGCAGTCGCCATTTCAGCAAGTCACTTTTACCCTGAGCCATGAGCAAGTCGAAATCGTGAACAACGCGATTTCTGCCTCCCTTGCGTTGGGCGAATTCCCTGATGAGGAAAATACGAACAAGAATGGCAACGCCTTGACTCGGATGGCTGAGATATTCCTAGGGACTCAGGTATGAGCGCGAAAGACATAATCTTAAAGCCGATCACCTCCGCTGAGGCCAATGCCTTAGTCCGGAAGATTCATTACAGTAAAAAGGTCGCGCCAAACTCCCAAATCCACATCGGCGTTTTCTATAACGGGAAATTAGAGGGAGCGCTTCAATTTGGCCCGTCTATGGATAAGCGCAAGACTCAGGGGCTCGTCAAAGATACCCCGTGGAACGGCTTCATCGAATTAAACCGGATGGCCTTTAGCGATGCCCTGCCTAAGAACAGTGAGTCCCGCGCAATAGGCGTAGCGCTTAAGATGCTCAAGAAGCACGCTCCCCATTTGCAGTGGGTAATCTCTTTCGCCGATGGCACTCAGTGCGGAGATGGAACGATCTACCGCGCCTCAGGCTTCGTGCTGACTCAGATTAACAAGAACAAGACTATTTGGAGACTGCCTGACGGCGAATATGCCGCAGACATTAACTTCACCACAGGGGTTTCATCAGAGTTGCAGAAAAAGTGGGGCAAGGTTGGCACTGAGTCAAGCCATAAGTTCCTCAACAGTATTGGCGCACAGAAGGCTGAGGGATTCCAACTGAGGTATGTCTATTTCCTCGATCCTGCGGCTAAAGAGCGCCTCACAGTTCCTATCTTGCCGTTCTCTGAGATCGACAAGGCAGGTGCTAGGATGTACAAAGGTTCACGCCCTGAAAGCATAAACAGCGATGCGTCTAACTTCCTGTTAGAAGATAGCGGTGCAATTCCGACTTCAGGGCTCCAACCTAACGAAGAATCGTAATCCGTTTATGGGTGAAAATAATCCGGATGTAATTAGTATTGACCCTGCTCTGTTTGAGAAGGAGCGGCAGGTTGTTCAGTATCGCCAAGGCGGAGCAACATTCGATCAGATCGCCAAGCGCTTAAATTATGCAGATGAGTCAGGCGCTCGAGCCGCGTTCAAACGAGCGATGGAGCGTATGCGTGATGATGCCCTTAGCGCTGAGATGCGTGAGTTGCATAGGCAGAGGCTCGAAGTTGCTCTCACTGCTATTTGGCCTGATGTCGTTAAAGGCGATCTCGAGGCAATTAAGGTTATGCTCAAGATATTGGAGCGCGATGCAAAACTCTATGGAATTGACGCGCCAGTAAAAACTGAGGTGGAGGTGACGAGTTACGATGGAAACCTTTTACGACAGAGAACACGAGAAATTATCAAAGTTATACGAGAAGTTTCAGGATCGCCGGATAGCGTGGGAGAACGATCTAGCGAGGCCGGAGCAATTACCGAGTGATGATGAAGACTGGTCAATTTATCTTTATCTAGCAGGTCGAGGCGCTGGCAAGACTCGCACTGCCGCTGAATGGCTGGCGTGGGAAGCAACAACGCAGAACAACACTAGGTGGGCGATTGTCGCTCCGACCTTTAGCGAT